TAACCAGCTTCTCTGCAACCGATAGCTGTTCCGTTGCTAGGCGCAGGCTCGATTGCTTGATGACTTCACCGATCTCTTGTTCTACTTTCTTGCGGGCTTCGGCGGCTTGCTTGACCTTGCTTGTTTCAGCAGCGAGGGCTGCAGTTTTGGTAACAGATCCATCGGCTTCAATGTTGAACCCAGCTTGAGCAGCTTGCGCTTGCAGTCCGTTGCGTGCGGTTTCAGCTGTTGCTGCAGCAATCTGCCGCTCTAGGGGTTGGGTCTGGGCGAGGACGCCTAAACGTTCCTCATTGACACCAAGCGCAGCACGCTGCAGTTCAACGATTGCTTCAGCTTTAGCTCGCTCTTCGGTGCTGGCATCTGCTGATAGTTTCTTCAGTTCAACTTCTGCCTGGAGTAATGCCTTGCGTGCTTCAAACACACTTAGGTCTGCTTCGGTGCGTGCCTTCTGCTGGCTCAGCTCCAGCAGTTTGGCTTCCAGTTGCTGCTGTTGGATCAGCGCCTGATACCGCGCCTCTAGGGATTGCCGGTCTTGTTCTTGAATGCGGGACTTGATCTCCCCGATCTGGCTTTCGGATGCACCACGCTCTTGGGCCTTAGATAGCTCGAACTCCAGGCCAGCCTTCACTACCGCGAACCGTGACTGTTCCTGATCAGCAAGTGCTTTGCTAAGGCCTACCAGTTGCTGGCCTACCGCCAGCTGCGCATCTAGGTTGCGAACTGGTGCTTCTGCGATGATCTTGTTGAGCTGCGCTTCGGCTTCGGCGCGGGCTTTTACAGCAGCCTCCTGTTCTTTCGTCGCTTGCGTTGCTTTCTGCGTTTCGGGGATCAGGCTTTGCAGCTGCTGAATCCGCACGTCTGTGAGGGGTATTCCGTTTCTGGCAGCTTCCGCCAGTCGCTCCAGTTCTTCCGCGTATTCATCGTTACCGCTGTTTCTTGCAGCAGCTGCCAGCAGGTCGTATTGCTCAGCGAGTGCAATGCCTTGGGCTTTTGCCTTTTCCAGCGCAGTAACCAACTTTTCAATCTGCTCAGTCTGCGCAGTATTGGGCTTGCCGCCTGCCTTTTTGAGTTCAGCGAACAATGCACCAGCTGCATTTTCAGCCAATCCGGCTTGGCTTTGCAGGTTAGTTAGCGCTATCGCCGCTTGCTCTAGCCCTTGCGTAGCGTTGGCATTGGCAACCGCACCCTTATAGGCATTGATGAGTGCAATAATCCCTTCAGTGGCACCTTTGAGGCCAGGGATCACCACCTTAAGCGTTTGCCAGATTCCTTTGATTGCATCTGCCACCAGTGGGCCGATACCTGGGATTGCCCGCAATGGAGCCAGCAGCGCTTCACCAGCTGTCGCAGCATCCTCTAGGCCGCGAGCAAATGGCCCGCCAAGAGTGGTCAGCTTGCTGGTTTCAACGCCGGCTGCAGTGAGCGCAGCGGTGAGCTCATCTTGGCCGTCTGCTGCAGCCTTTGCAATCGACTGTGAGTCTGCAGTGGACTTGTTGAACGCCACCACTGCAGCAGTAACAGCGCCGATCGCCAACGCTAGCGGCCCAAACTTTGCGCCTAACGCAACGATCTGCTGCTGCAGTGCGCCAGTCTGAATTGAGGTGCTGAATGCAACCCATGCACCTTTGGCAGTTGCCAGGTCGGCTATGAATTGAGTTCTGAGCAGCAGGCCCAGCTGTTGGATTCCTGCAATTGCTGCTTTGATCTGCCCGCCGATCAGCTCGCTGTTGAATGCGATCAACGCGAGCCGCGCAGCAATGTAGGCCGCCGGCAGGCCCAGCAGTACGCCAGCAAGAGCTTTCAGCGCCAAGGGGGCATCGGCAGCCGCACGCGCAACACTGGTCAAGCCTTGTGTTAGACCGGTAAGTAGCTCAATAGCTGGCAGTGATGCCTGAACGAATGCACTGCCTACGGTGACGCTAAGTTCATTCCATGCGACGCCTTGAGCCTTCAGTTTTTCTTGAGTTGTGTTCAGGGTTTGGTCGAGCTTGCCCAGCTCGGTATCATTCAGACCCTTGATTGCATTGATCACCACTTCGGAAGTGATCTTTCCTTCGCTGCCTAGTTTTTTAACCTGGCCAACAGTGACGCCCAGCTCTTTCGCAATCGCCTGAGAGACAGGCGGCAACTGCTCCATGATGGATCGCAGCTCATCGCCTTGCAGTGCACCAGCGGCGAGGCCTTGGCTGAGCTGCAGCACTGCAGCGTTCACGTTGCCAGCACTGAGGCCGAAGTTCTTGGCCGTGGCGTTCACCGCTGTGAACACGGTGGCCACGTCATCCAGGCCGATGCCTACCGGTCGCAGGGCGCCATAGAGCTGGAGGAATCCATCAGCTGCTTCAGTGTTGCTGAGGTTCAGCTGTTGAGCGCTTTTGGCAACCAGCTGCTGCACCTTGTCAGCTTCGCCAAACTGATCGCCAAGCGCCTTGATCCGCACCTCCGCAGACTCTGCAGCGGTGGCAGCATCAAACGCCCCCTGAGTGAACGCGACAAGGCCTGTACCGATGCCGATTGCAGCAATCGCCGGGCCTAGCTGTTGAATCACGCCACGCAGGCCACCAGCGGACTGCGTGGCCTCTCTCAGCTCGGTTTCGGTCTTGTTAATTTCCCCCTGCAGCTCCCTAAACCGCTGGCTGCCGATCTGCGTTTTCTCTAGCTCGCCTTGCAGTTCGCCAAGCCGTGAGCGTAGGGCGATGATGCTGCTGGGATCAGCATTGATCAGGAGCTTCTTACGCTCCAGCGCCTGCAGTTCACCTTCGACGCGATCAATCTGCTGGCTGACTTCAATGAACTCCTGAGAGTCCACGTCAATTGTGACGCGCCGCTGCTCCAGTGCCGTGAGTTCGGCCTTGAGCTTGGTGGTGAGCGCAGTGATACTGTTGCCGTCTACATTGATCAGAATCTTGTTCTGCTCAACTTCGGCAAGGTCACGCTGTACGTTGTTGATCTGAACCTGCAGGTCAGCAAACTCCTGAGAGTCAACCGATACCTTGGTCTGCCTGGTTTGCAGATCGGTCAGCTTGGCCTGTAGTGCCTCGATTGAGCTGGCGTCAATCGTGACTGCAGTGCGCTTGCGTTCCAGCGCTTGCAGCTCACCCTCAACACGATCAATCTCCTTGCCAAGGGCAACGAACTCCTGGGAATCAACATCAATCTTGAGCTGCCGTTCTTGGAGCCCATTGAGCTCATTGCGCAGCTTGGCTGTAACTGCTAAGAACGAGTTAGCGTCAGCATCAATCAGCACCTTCCGTTGGCTGATCTCTTGCAGCTCCTTTTCTGTTGCATTGATCTGCCGCTGCAGTTCAATGAACTCCTGAGAGTCAACGTCTACCTTGACCTGCCTGCTCTGCAGATCCGCCAGCTTGGTTTGCAGTGCGGTAACAGAGCGATCGTCTACCTGGATCAGTACCTGCTGGCGCTGTACAGCGCTGATCAGCGCTTGGACTTCCTTAATCTGTGCGCCAGCCTTCTCAAACGCGGACGAATCAACGGCTACCTTCAACTGCCGTTGCTGCAGTCGGTTCAGCTCCTGGTTCAGTGCAGCAAGGCTCTTGCTGCTGAACCCTTGGATGCCATCGCCGATCCCCTTGCCAACATTGTCGCCAGCGGTCTTGGCACGGGTCTCTAACTGCTGAAACCCACGCAGCAGCTCCGAAAAATCACCACCAACCTTGAACTGAAAATCACTCACGGGGTCACCACGACGGTTGGATTGGTCCAGCGGATGACGATCTGATCAATCACGCCGATGCCTTGCCCCGGTGCATCGCCTTCGATGCTGGTGCTGGTTGCACCGGGCAGCAACGCCACCACACGACCGGCAACGGTCTGCAGCTGACCGGCCGACTGCCAGCCGGAGACATAGATCCGCCAGGTGGGATTCGTCAGCGTCTCGGTGCTCAGCATTACCTGCTCAGCGAACCGTGGCACGGCAGTAATGACGATCTCGATGCCGTTTACCACCGTGCCAGGCGGCAGCTGTTCATTCGCCGCCAGCACCGCCATCGCGGGCATTGTGGACCCACTGGGCAGGGTGTACGTGCCAAGCGCTGCTGCGATGGCCGTATCAGCCAGCAGCCGGTCATAGATCGCCTGTGCAGTGGTCGGCAGGGCCATGGCTCAGTTTTCCGGCAAACTCACCAAACGCCAGCCAGGCCATGGAACTGCCACTGCAGGAACAGCTGAGGAATGAGCAGTGGCGGCGAATGATTCAGGGTGCGGGCAGCCGCGACCTAGAAAACCTGAAAACCGTTGCGCTGGCCATCCTCGACTATGCCGAAACCAACCGACAGTTCGCGTTGCAGCAGGCCGCTGCAGGGTTGCCCAGACAGCAAAACACCCCAGCCGCCTGAGCAGCCGGGGTGCAGCAGAGTGGAGATCAGAACTCCAGCTCATAGGGCCCGTAGGCCCGCAGGGTGGTGCTGTACTTCACGATCTCACCGGCGGCATTGGACTCCTCGAAACCGGTGAAGCGGCCGTAGCCGTAGCTGGTTTCGTTGAACCCGGTCGGGCCCACCCTCGCGTATTTCACCATCAGGCCCTCGCGCACTGACTCCTTAGCGGAAATGCGCAGCAGCTTGTAGGCCGCATCAGAGTGGTTGGTGACACCCTCCAGGCTCCAGGACATGGACTTGCTGGTAGCGATCGACGTGTCGAACGACTTGGATTCGTCGTCGTAGGTGATCACCGTCTCCTCACTCTCAGACTCGCTGGGAGCGCAGTTGGTGAGGCCCAGCAGGCGAATCGGTGCATCGGTGCCGTTGAGCAGCATCGAGCTGCCAACCACTGCCCCGCTGGTAACGGTGGCCTCGGTCTGGTTGGCTGCGGTCAGTGCGTAGGTCAGCGTGAACGGCGCAGTGGTCGTCACGGCGGTGACCGTGAAGGTGCCGTTTGCAGCAGTAAACGGTGCGGGCAAGTTGGCCACGCCGATCACGCTGCCGTTGGCGATGCCATGGGCGCTGCCGAACGTCAGTGTCACCACGTTGGATGCGATGGCAGCCTTGGTGACAACCTTGCCCTCGCCAGCCAGCAGCTTGAAGGTGGGGCCGGTGCCATGCGGGAACACCAGCGAGGTGTTAGCCATCACCGTGGTGTTGTCGATGAACTTACCAGCACCGAGGCCTGCATTAGGCAGCAGGGTGGACAGGTTCACCGATCCTTTCTTCAGGACCTGGAAAAAGAAGTTGTAGCCGTAGGCTTGGGAGTAGACCGAAGACATGGGGATGCGTGATCGCTTCCCTTTCAGCGGTCCACTACCCGGTATG